GGCACAACCAGTATGAGTTGATTAATAAGATATTTTTTCAATTCAATTCAAAATTTCAGACAGGAGATATTGATGAAGAGGGTGATCGAAAGTATTTCTATAATATAAACAAAAATCCGTGCCAACTCTTTACGAAGAGTGTTGACTTTGATACCAAAAACATAAAGCTGTTAACGGTTGATGGTTCTGACCCAGGCAAGACTTGGTTTATGGAACGTGACCTCTCTTACTGGATGCGTGACCAGCAGTTTGGAAAAGTATTAAACCGCCTATTCTTTGAGTTACCTATTTTCGGTTCGGTGGTCATCAAGATCGTCAATGGCAAACCAACATTTGTTGACCTTCGTAATTTTATCGTTGAACAAAGTGCCGACACGCTAGATTCTTCCAATTACATTATCGAGGCACATAATTACACAGTCCCCGATTTTCGTAAGGTAGCGAAACAGATGAAATGGAAACAAGCAGATGTTAACAAAGTCATCGATGAATTTCATAAGATGAAAGACACTTCCCATATTCGACTCTTTGAACGCTATGGTGAAGTTAGGGAAGAATCTTTATCGGGTACTATCGCCTATCCTTACAAACGGGTCTTTATCGCCGATGTTGGTGTTGATGAATACGACCAGAAAGGACTACTCATGGTTCAATATTCAGGAGTGGAGTTATCTTCAGAAGTATGGGAAGGAAACCCATATTGGGAGTTTCATGCACAAAAAGTCCCTGGCCGATGGTTAGGCGTAGGGGTTGTAGAGTCACTCTTTGAACCACAGATACGTCATAATGAAATCGCCAACCTTCAGGCCAAGGCTTCCTATTGGGCGGCACTTCGATTGTTCTATTCAGCCGACCCCACCCAAGCAGGTAACTTAATGGGAGAGAAGTCTAATGGAGATGTTTTGACTGGTGATGCACCGGTTACTCAGATCGATATGTCTGATCGAAACTTGGCCTTCTTTAATGAAGAGACAGCTAAGTGGGACCGAAACATTGATAAGATCACGGTTGCTTTTGCTCCAGTCGGTCATTCAGTTATTGCTATCCAAATAGCTCAGGAGCAAGTCACCTCCTACTTCGCTCAGATTCAAGAGAATATCGCCCTTGATGTTAAGGAATTGTTGTATGAGGTTATACTGCCCCAGTTCGAGAAAGACAGTACGCCTGAACATACTCTCCGACTTGTCGGTCAAGACCTCGATGTCTATATCGGCATGGTCAAGAATGAACTCGTTCTTAAGGAAATTATTCGATTAGCTATTATGGAAGGTAAGTTCTGCACTAACCAAGACCGCGACACTATCGCAGTAGCGGTTGAGGCGGCTATCAAACAACATAAAGAAAAAATCCTGACGGTACCTAAAGGTTTCTACACTGGAGTAAAGTACGCAGTGGACATTGATATCACCGGTGAAAGTGTTGACGTGAAGAATCGTTACGCTACCAAGATGGCGTTACTCCAGGCCATGACCGCCGATCCAACCATGACTACCGATCCAATTAAACGCAAATTCTTGTTCTCGATGGCTGAGGATGGTGGTATCAATCCAAATGATTTCTTTGATATGTCCACCCCTTCAGCACTTTCTACGCCCACGACACAACCAAACCCAATCGCACCCGCGGGGCGCGCCGGTGGTGGGGTAAGTTCACCAATGCAAAATATGTCTCCTAGTACTGGAGTTAAAACAATGTAATGCTATCGACTGAATACAAAAAAATCCTTGGTGAATTAGGCAAGAGTGGCTTTGGTACTGCCCTTAAAACATACCTCAATGAGGAATTGAGTGAAGTTGGGGATATTACCAAGTCAAAATCTTGGGAGGAAACACAAGGGCGGCAATTCAACGTGAAGTTCATTAAGAAATTGCTGTCCCTCCTCGAAGGTAAAAAGGTCGAGCTTAAAAAGAAGATTAATTATGAATAGTATGAATCAATCACAACCAGCAAGAGGAACAAACTTCAATAAAGGACAATTCTTATGGCAGCATAAAGCACTTGTAATCAAATTTCGTGGTATAATTATAGGTATTATCAAATAGTTTTCGAGACTAAACTCGTAAAAATGTAAACTATGGAGAATGGAACAGATGTAAAACCGGAATCATCACCGGAAAAGGCAGATGCTCAGCTCACCCCTGATATCGACAGTGAAGTCGTTAACCCGCCATCGCAATCAGTGCCAACACCTGAGGTAAAACCTGAGGTCAAAGCTGAAGAAAAAGTTGTACCTTACGATCGGTTCAAAAAAGTCAACGATGAACTGACAAAACTGAAGGCACAGCCAGTAAAGGAGACGAACAAGACGCTGGATGTCGAAGACTATATCGATATTAGCGCATCTCTTGAGGGATTAGATCAGCGTGAGAAGGAAAAGCTCGCTCGCGAGCACAAACTCAGCGGACGCCCTTTAATTGAAATCCGAAAGGATAAAGACTTCCAGTTATGGCAATCTGCCTATAGGCAGGAGTTAGAGAAAGAGAACGCATTAGCGCCATCCACTAAACAACCTGACTCTGAAGTACCACGATCGTTTGAGAACAGATTAGCCGGAGCCTCAATGGCCGATAAGGAGAAAATCCTTATTGAGGCCGGTCTCTATAAGAACCCTCAAGGTCCACGGGCAGACAGGCAGTATATTGGAACACAAAGATAATCTATGACCCAAGTTATTACGAACGGAGTTTCCGGTATCACACCCCAGTTGTGGTCCACGATGGTACAGGTACCATTGTATAAGTCACTGGTTGCGATGGAAGTCGCAAGTATGCGTTTGGCTGCTGAATTGAAGTACGCTGACCGAATCAACATCCCTCATTTCGGCGATCTTTCAGCCCAGACCTACACCCCAGGAACAACGCTTTCAGCAACGACCCAACAGTGGAACTATGACACGCTTATAATTTCAACCTATAAGCACGTTACGTTCTATGTTGACGATGCAAAGGCTTTGATCGTGAACGTCGACCAGGCTCGAGAATTGGCAACCAACGCTGCATATCAGTTGAAGAACGCAATCGATAAGCACGTATTCCAAAACATCACGGGTGCTGACGGATTCGTTTCATACGGTGTCGATGCAGGCACTCTTCAAGGAGGTACTGCTCATCGACCAGTATCCGCTGGCTCAGCTTCTATTATCGGTATCTTCGCGAACGCTCGAAAGATCCTTCGCCAAGGTAACGTTGAGGAAGTTGGTGATTGGTGCGCAGTCATCTCCCCTGGTGTCGCTTCATATATCGAAACCAAGGCCGCAACAGTAGGCTTCAACGTCGCTGATGCAACCTTGCGAAACGGTTATGCAGGAGACTTCATGGGCTTCCAGGTTTACATTTCAAACAACCTTCCTTCAGGTTCAGCTTCAACTCAGTCCCTTACCATTTCTGGTAACGCTGTTTCAGCCACAACCCCGAAGTCTATGTACTTCGGACGTAAGGGAACGATCGATGTCGTCATGCTTAAGGAACCAGCAATGGAAATCCGAAAGAAGGATGATATGATCGGATCGAACTTCATTACTTGGACTGTATACCGGTTCAACCGTTACAACCAAGAATCGATCGCGAGGTTTGAACGTCGCCGTTCAGTCAGGTTTCTATTAGTCTTTGAGGGATTAGTAGAAGTATCGCTTGGTGCTTTCCGTCCAAACCTCAATGCGGAACAGAAGGCACCAATTGAGGAAGTGATTTATTAGTTCGTACAATTTAATAGAATGATTACAAAACTATATAGGAAGTTACGTCAAAAGTATTATAAGTGGCTGGTCGTGGGTCAAACTAAAAGACGTTATATTCGTTTGAATGAAGTAAACCGTTTAATGGAGGAGTATGTTACCCAACGAATCATCAAGGGCGGTAGTGCTGAGTTTGTTAATCAGAGTCAGAAAGGAACTCGTAACTAAGCAAAATGAGATTGCTGAAACCGAGAAGATGGTAGACTTTTTAGAATCAAAATAATGAAAATACTTTTTGTAAATGATACGATTCTTTGTTTTAATTCAGGCATTTGGTTTCATCGTATCGAGACCCCCTGCAACTCTTTATTGAATCGTGGCCATGGATGCCGACAAATCGCCATTGGTGCAACGGTACCAGATGAGCTCATGAATTGGCCAGATACAGTAATCTTCGGCCGAACGTATGCCCAAGCCTATGACCCAATTAAGTTAATGCGGGACTACAAGAAACTAGGCAAACGAGTTCTCTATGATATGGATGATGATTTCTGGCAGGTAGCCAAAGACAACCCGTCAGTGAATGTATCTAATGCTATGAAGGACCAATACGAGGGCATGATTAAAGAAGCTGATGCTTGTATCACTCCAAGTCGGACTTTAGCCAAGAAGTTTAAGAAGCATTTCAAGAAGCCAATCTTCCTCTGCCCTAATGGTATAGACTTTGAAGTCTACCGACCACGACCAAAACTATCTGAGACTTTGATTATCGGCTACATGGGCGCAGCTTCACATTGGAAAGACCTCCAGATCATCGGTGAGGTAATAGACAAATTGTCTGAGAAGTATGATTTCTTCTTCACCATCTACGGCATTACAGGGGAGCCTATGGAAGCCGCAATCTATAGTTACAATAAATATTTACAACTGAATCTTCAACCAGAGAAGAACGATTACTTCCGCGCGGCCTTGGATTTCTACACTCAGTTGAAACGAGTTAAACTCCTCCACGTACCGTTCATGCCACCAGAATTACACCCTAATGCTTCTAAGTCGTTGTGACTTTGATATAGGAATTGCCCCACTTGAAGACACAACCTTCAACGCGGGTAAATCATGTATCAAGTATTACGAGTATGCCGCGGTCGGTACCGTCGCGGTAACTTCGGATGTTGTACCGTATAGTGAAGAGGCGAATTACCGAGCCAAGAATACCTTCAAAGATTGGTACAACAAGTTGGAGAAGTTGATTGTAGACAAGGACTTCCGAGAGAAGATCCGCTTGCAGCAGAGTGAATGGGTTAGAAAGAATCGCAGTCTCGAGGCCATAGGAGTTGACTGGGAATTGGCTTGTCAGTTGCCAGGAGGACTCAAGGTATTGAACCAGCAAAAATGAAAATTTTGGTCTTAAATTGGAATAACATACTCACAGACGTAATCGTTGAGCTTCAGAAACGTGGTCACAAAGTCTACCAATCGGAGAAGGATTACAAGAAGACTAAGGTGGTGGTAATTTGGAATGAAGTCGACTTACCTGGCTGGCGAGATTGGATAGCGAAGGCGCGTAAAGCTGGCAACCGAATCATAATGGTTCAGCACGGTCGCCGTGGTAGTTCTCGAATCTTCCCACCCTTCAATGAGAAGTTGGTCTCTGATGTGATTTGCGTCTGGGGTCATAATGATGTTGACCGTCTTCGTTTCTTGTGGTTTCCCTAAGGAAAGAATTGTTGTAACCGGCACCCCTATCTTCAAGAAGTTACACAAAGATAAACATGTCGGTCTTAATATCATTTTCAGCCCAGAGCATTGGGACCACGATGTCTTTGAGAATACCTTGGTCGCAGGACAGCTTAAGAGGTTAAAGAACGTTCATGTAATCACTAAAATCTTGGGAGGTGAGCATGACCCAAGTTTCTACCAGAACCCAGTCTCTTCCAAACGTAATGACCCAGAGCACTTGAAGATCGTGGCCGACGTTTTGAGCACGGCTGATTTGGTCGTAGGAATCTCAGAGAGTACCTTTGAACTTATGGCTGAAATCTTGGACATTCCTGTCGTCATTGCCGATATTTGGACACCAAAGGCTTGTAATGGGGAGCGATAGGTACCTCACGTACTACCGTGAATATTCCAACGCTTGTACGAAGGTTAGCTTAGAAGAGTTGGATAAGGTTATAGAAAAGGAATTGGAGAACCCAGGGCGATTGGCAACTCAAACACAACGTATTCGCTATTCTGGATGGAGGAACAAATGAGATCGATCCACTAGGAAACATAATCCGAGTAATAGAAAATGAGACCTGATTTTCTATTAGAAGTTATAAAGAAGTACGCAAGCAAGACCGATACCATTCTTGAAATCGGTTGTGGTAAGCGAGAGGCTCTTAATCTTTGTATCAAGAATGGTTACTTGGTCACAGGCATTGATAAGGACGAAAGTACTTCGATACAGGATTACCCTGAAACTGAGTACGATATTATCTATACCATGTCGACTTTGTTCTTGATTGCCGATGAATCAGTCTTTCTGAAGATTGCTCGCATGGTCAAGAAGTACATCATCACTATCGAGGGAGAGGTATCAAGACCGATGAGTGGGGTTATGTGGTCGTGATTATTCCAAGATATTCGTTCCTCTTGGATTTGAGCAGGTGGAACATCAAGAAAACGCTGTTTAACGAGTATGGTCATTTAAGAGTATTTAAAAAAATATGAAACAAATTATAGAACAGTTGTATCCAATGAATCGCTGTCTCCTCGGAGAAGGTACGAACAACGCCTTGGAATATATTAATCACCTCATTCCCTTAGAGTTCATTACTGTTAAGTCAGGAACGAAACTTGGTACGTGGACTGTCCCAGAATGAATGGACGGTAAAAGACGCCTGGGTTAAAGATTCGCAAGGCAACAAGATTATCGACTACAAGAAACAGCCGCTATCGTTGGTGGTCGGGTCAGAGCGTATCCACGGCGTTGTTCAACTGGCAGAGTTGAAAGATCACCTTATATACAACGAAGAGATGCCCGATGCTACACCGTACATGACTAATTATTACGGCGCTGGTTGGGGTTTCTGCGTGCCGTATAACCAGGTCAGAGAAAAGACGACTGAAGTTGATGAACAGGGTCTTCATAAATTCTTGGACAAACTGACCGAAGGAGATTACGAAGTCTTTATTGACACTGATTTCCAACAGGGTGATATGAAAATTGGTGTGCATACGATTAAAGGTGAGTCAGAGCGTGAAATCCTAATCTTTGCTCACATTGACCATCCTTATCAGGCCAATGATAACCTATCCGCCGTGGCGTGTTTGGTCGATATGGCAGCCAAAATGAAGTTTAAGCACACAATTAAGCTCATTTTCTGTGCAGAAACTATTGGTTCGATTGCATATGCTTTGACCCAAGACATTTCAAAGGTCGATTTCGTCATGGCCGTTGATATCTGTGGCAATGAAAACACAATTCTTCTTCAGAAGTCATTTGATCCTGAGGATAAGATTAACCGAGTAGCTCATTTGGCTATTCATAGTTTTGCCGAGAGCTACCGAAAAGGAGCTTTCAGAAACACTATCGGTTCGGATGAGTATGCCTTTAATGATCCGCTTATCGGTATCCCAGGGATCATGTTCTCAACCTGGCCTTACAAGGAGTATCACACTTCTGAAGATACCCCCGATAAGATCAGTTACGAGACGATTGGAAAGGTTCAGCAGGTTGTTTTGAAGACGATTGAAATCTTTGAGAATGACTTCATTCCTAAGCGAGAATTTACAGGACCGCTTATGCGCAGTCGCTATGGGATTCAGTCTCCGAATGGGCAGTTCAACCTCTCGTGGGATTACTTGGTCTATAACATCGATGGCGAAAGGTCGTTAGCAGAACTCTGTGCAGAATATGGTCTTAATTTTGACTACACTCTGGCAGTTATCCTAAATATGGAAAAAGATGGACAAATCTCAAGAGTTGGAAAAGTTAAAAAAAGTAGCCCGAAGAAAAAGCCGACCAAAAAAACTGTCTAAGACAATGGTTATGCAGAAAATGTCATCTTAACCACCACAAAAATCATGGACAAAAGCGTCGCATTGTTACTTGTTAAAGCAGAGAGTAAAAGGTTACCTCAAAAGAATACTCGTAATTTCCATGGCGATCCGATGTTCCTAAGAAACGTGGAGAAGTGCCTAAGGATATTTGATAAGGTCTATGTATCCTCGGATAGCCCTTGGATACTGGAGCTGGCAGAAACCTACGGTGCTATTCCAATTCAGAGAAGTTCAGTTCTTTGCGGCGATACCCCAAATATCCCTGTCTACCAGCACGCTCTCCAGTTTATGAATACCGAGGCCATAGTCGCGGTTCAAGCCAACAGTCCGACTATCAACCAAAACATCATAGGACTAGCCAAGAAGTTGCGTAGAGTGGGGAGTCGACGAAGTTATGACGTGTCATAGAGACCGTGCAATCTATGGTTCAGTCTGGGCAATCCGAACAGGTAAGCTTCTGAACTACGGCGATCCTTATAAACCAATGCCAAGTGTATTGATTAAGGATGTATCGATAGACATCCACACGTTAGAAGATTTAGATTTAGCCTTAAAACAAGATGAACAACAAAATACTTATAATAGCTGAG